ATGCTTTCCACCGCCTCCCTAAGCTGTTCGCTGGTGCTGCATGCTAAAATTTCCTCAATACCCATTACTCTAGCTATGTTTAGTGAAACAGTCCTGTTAGGTTTTGTGCCTGCGATGCCCTACAGACATGGTAGTCTATGGCGTAGCAGAGCAGATCCACGTACTCGTCGTGCGGCTTGTTCGGGAATCCGCACACCTCCCCTACAAACTCGTCGTTCCAGCTGTCGATCACCAGCACCACCCTACCGCACTCCACCGTTGGTGAGGCCGCGTTCAGCCTTGTCTCCTTGCTGTCGGTAGGAGTTGGTGTACGGGTAATATTCAGCTTTGTCCCCTCTCGGAGCTGGTCAATAACCGAAATGCCGTTGGCCTTAGGCTCGATACGGATGGAGCTGGATGCCCCGTAGCCGTTGGCTTGGGCAAACTGTGGAATGAAGCGTACCAAATCGGGAAAGCGCATGCTCACCTTCTGAGCCTTGGTGATGTAAAGCGAACCACCAACCATACACGTGGCTATGATACCCGAGGGATCGTTCTCCCTCTTTTCGGTGTAGGCCGTATCCGCAAAAAATACGATGGGCTCGTGCTGCCTTAGACGCTCGAAGTCCCTACGGGCAATCTTTCCAAACCACTCCTCCCGAATGATGTTACCGCCCTGCACCGTGGGTGACTGGTCGTACTGCCCCGCATACTTCACGCTGCCGAGGTCAACTGCAGCCTCCGCCAGCATATCCCGATCCAGCCTAACAGGGTCAAGAAGCCCATTTACGTAGCGTTTTTTTAGCTCTTCAGGCCTTACGCTATCCGAAACCTCGGCGGGCAGGCAGATGTGGCGAATTTTGTCCGCTTTTTTCGACAGCAGGTAGCCCGTAACGTCATCCGTATGTAGCCGCTGCATGATGGTTACCGTTGGGGTGTTTTTCTTGTTGACCTTACGGCTGGAAAGCGTCTTGGTATGCTCGTTGGCTGCCTCCCTGAGCACCTCCGAATCCGCCTGCTTAGGATTTTGGGGATCGTCGTTGATGATCAGGTGGGCGTGCTTGCCCGTAATGGTTCCCCCTGTGGAGGTGGCGTAGCGTGCCCCCGTCTGGGTGTTCTCGTAGGATTCCTTCCCCGACTTGTCCCTGCGCAGAACCACCTCGGGGAATAGCCTAGCGTACTTGTCAGAGGTGATGATGTCGCGGCTCTTGGTGGCGTGCTCAATGGAAAGGTCAGCCGAGTAGGAGTTGGTGATGATGCGGATGCTGGGATCCTGCGTCCAAATCCAAGCAGGCCACATGATGGTCACGATGGTGCTCTTGGAGGTGCCTGGGGGAATGTTGATGATCAGGTCAAAGGGCTTGGGCTCCCGCGCCACGATGTACTTGGTAAGCTCCTGCAGCTCGTCGCACAGGTACGCAATGTGCCAGTTGTAAACGGGCTCCTCCCTGATGATAACATCCCAGAACGACTTCACAAACTCGAAAAAGCGGGAGCGGCAGGCCTGTCGCTCAACGGCAAGAAGAAGCTCCCTAAAGCTAGGGCTGCTTCTATCCATTGGCATTCGTCTTTCGGGCTATCTCAAGCAGGGTGGCTTGCTCCTCAGGAGAAAGCAGCTTGAGGTCAACAACGGTTTCAGGGATCAGGTCCTTACCATCCTTCCCCGTCATTTCGCTCATCATGCGGTTCTTCCAGTTGGCAGCATCGCCGTTGGTCAGGGTGAAGATAATAGCCGCCGTATCGGGCTGTATGTGCCTAACGGTTTTGGTGGACTCCTTGATCTTAGGCTTGTTTTCGCCCTTTACCCCTGAGTCCACGTACACCGTTTTTGTCTCCACGGCTTCGTACCCCCTGATCTTCTTGAGCAGCGACCGCTTGGCCTCTGCCACAAAGAGCTCCATGCGCTCCTCCTCTGCCCTTTTAATAGCCTCGGAAAACTCGGTTTTTTCCCTCTTCCACGTGTGGTAGGTGTCTGGGTTGATGCCCACCCTTGCACATATCTCCGCTACGGTGTAGCTGTCCGTGCTCACCAGCTTGCAGATTTGCTCCACCATTCTCCTGCTATACTTCGTCATACCTTGCCCTATACCTGCATTACCTTAACCTTGAAGTGCTGCTGCTCAAAAAGAGCCATGCTACCGAGCTCCCTCTTGATTTTGGATATTGCTTCAGCCCCTTTAGCAGCCCTCCATTAATACATCATTTGCACTTGTTCTTCAGACCTTATGCGAAAATACGAAATAAGCGTGTTGATTTAACACGCTTATTTTTAAAACGAATAGCTACTTTTCTATCAATTTCGAAAATTAGCAGCTGACACACCTACAACACCCTTTGAGCGATTTACGGAATTAAAGATTTTGCAATAGAGGCTTCGTTCTTCGCTAACGAATTGGCTTTGCTGAAATTTCTCTTTTTAATTGCTTTTACAAGCTCCTCTACTGTTAGAACTGAGTTAAAGAAAGTAGGATTGCCTTTTAGAGAACTAAGCAACCCAATATAAAAATCACTGGTCATCAAACGCTGAAATAGGTTTAACCCCTTACGTTCTTTCTCGGCTTGCGTAATCAGGCTAAGCATATCATCTACTCTTTTTTCTGTGGGGAACACGATATGTGTAAATATCAACCCTTGAGCAATGTCATAACCACCATTGCAGTTAAAATAAGCCCTATTAGTAAGCTTAGCGTCAATAATCTTTAGGAACTTAAAAAGAAACTCTTTGTTGGTTAGATCATTTTTGTGCCTTATAGCAAAACGGCATAAGAACTCCCTCGATTCGTTGAACCTGTGAACAAAAAAGATATAGTTTTTAATCTTTTCTACGATATCTTTACTGGATTTATCGCTGTACGTAATAAGCCAAGAAACTAACTTATCATTATGGGTAAGCTGATGAACCCGAACTGGAGCCTCTCCCTCAATTTCGCAGATTAAAGTTTGTTGATCAAAATTATAATCTTTACACACCTCTGCTTCCAAAACCGCAATAGGTAATCCAGCATAAATGTATTCGGATCCAATGGTATCGTAGTTTTTCCCCTTGGGGTTATCCCCGCCAACAATAAGGGCATAGGAGTTTCGGGGTGTAGTTGCATAGTAGTATAGTTCCTTAACCTTCTTCTTTACCCCAATTATTGCCCTACGGTTCAACGAACCATCAGCCGATGGAATTAAAGAATCAATGCTAAGGCAAGTTTTGAGAAAGGTATATCTCACCAGCTTGGCAATTTCTTTTTTTTCAGGATTCAGATTTTTAATATGATGAAAAAACTTTACCTCGAAGTAAGATTCATAATCCCGTGCAGATCGAAACAATCTACTTTTGACTTGCGGTGAAAACCATTCAGTTCCAATTTGGGTAGTATAATTTTCGATGTAAGGAAACCTTATTGCTCGACGAGCAGAATATAAATTACCCCTACTTGATCCGATTCTATTCAAGTAGGAAACCTTGGATTTCCCTTTAATTGAATACTTCGACAGGCCTATAGAGGAAGATGCTTCAGGATCTGCAACTTTTGCATAATAAAGAGTTCTGGCATCTAAAATCGGGTATTGAACTGTAACATTCATAAGGCTATAATTACAGAATAATACAACATATTGTATAAGAAAAGAAGGACGGGGAAATGACTGCTAAAGCTCGTTATTCCCGTGAGGAATTCTTGTCTTTCGCCTGTTAACCAGCTATACAACTTAAATGCTCATTTTTCGCATCCTTCTTTCTTGATTCTTTTTACTACATTTTAGATACCAACATAAAAGACATCAGAATTGTTCGCCTAAGTTGTAATTCAAAGCATTTCTAAATAAATATCAGAACAAGCCTTACCGATCAACAGGCATTAGAGTTTTGAGGAACTTCTTCGAAGAGGTGTAGAGTCTCATACCCTCCTCGTAGGTTAGCTCCTTCAGCAAGCTCTTGGAAAGGCTATCCTGATTAAGTGCGGAGAAAACCGTAATCCCCTTATTACGCTTCATCTGTTCTGTGAAGATGAAGCGCTCCCTATCGTACAGGTAGTGGTTCAAGTTTGCCGTATTTACCTTCCAACCCAAGCCCTCAATTCCACAGCAGCAAAGATCATCCCCCATGCTTCGCAGCCTATTTTCCGCCGCATAGAACCGCATCCCTAGCGAGTGTAGCTTGCTCCTGAACGCCTCAAAGTGCCTTTGTAGGATGCCAACAGGTATTACATAATCGCCTCCCAGCTTGATGGTGCCCTCCTTTTTGCTCAGGTACTTGATGGCCTCAAAGGTCATACCGTACACCCCCACCTGATGGAAGATATCGATTGACTGCAGCACCTCCTTGAACAGGCTGGGATGGTAGGGCTGAACGCGAATGATGACCCTTTTGTAGGGCGAGATCCTGCTAGCGGCCTCTACCCTTTGGGCAAATGTCGATGCTCCCCTTTCCAGCCTATCGTAGGAAGGACCAAGTGCAGAAAACTGCACGACCACGTTGCACTGCCTAATTAGCTCCAGATACTCCCCCTCTGCTATCAGCGCGTTCTTGGTTGACACTACGAACGGGTACTGAGTTTGGGCGAATACCCTAAGGCATTCTAGG